AACTACTGTAACGTCATCATTTACAGTTAAAATTGTTGTGCCAGTTGCAATTGAGGCAACGGTAGCATCCGCATCATTTTTAATAGTAACATCTGATGTAGAGCCTTGACCTGTTAAGATCAGCCCCTCTGCCGCAGTAAAACCAATCGCTGCATCATCTCCCGCGGCAGTATCTCCTGCTGCTTGCAAAGTCCCTGCCGCAACAATATCGGCAGCCGCATTGAATGTACCAGCTATAGATAAATCAGTAAGGGCATCAACTACAGCCGCACCACTTCCCGCACCGTCCAAATAGACCATAGATACCTGACCATTTGGTATGGTTACATTGGCTCCAGACCCCTGACTTATAATAATACTATAAGGACCAGAACTACCACTATCTGTGGTGGCGTTCTCAATTATATGAACCCTGCTATTAGTATTAGGACCAATAGTAATTGTACAATTTGAATCTAAAGCACCTGTATACTTAATATACATGGCTCTAGCGGGATCAGTTGACCCATCTGCAACAGTGCTTGCATGAGTGTCAGCATTTGTAGTTATGGCTTCCGTGCCAAAACTTAAAGCTTCGCCGATAAGTTCAAGGTTAGTATTAGTTGTTGTTCCCCAAGTACCAGAACCATCGCCAGTACCTAGCTCATTAAGTCTTAGATCATTTACATAGGTGCTTGCCATTTTTCTGTCCTTACGCTGCTATATCCGTCCAATTAGGTGTTTGTGAAACTGTAACTCCTGTCCAACTTGGTGTTTGTGATGGAACTATTGGTCTATAAAGTATTTCTTCCCCTACCGCGCCTGTCGCTGAAACCCCCGTTAAAAAGAAGCCTATTGAAGCTATAGGTGCTACTGTCCCTGTTCCTAATGTAGCAGTTGATGAAGCTCCTGTAACTGCGAAAGTTGCTGCCCCTGTTTCGGTAGTGTTTCCTAACGCACTTGTTCCGGCAGACCCAGTAACCGCAAAAGCTGCTGCACCTAGTAAGCTAACAGATCCTACCGCTCCTGTTCCAGCAACTCCTGTTACAGAGACTTCCAAAACATTTTGTACAGTAGGAGACCCTAATGCGGTAGTTCCAGCAACCCCTGTTACAGCAAGTGGAACACTTTGGTTCCACGCACCTTCACCCCAAGTTCCTCTACCCCATCCTGTTAACGACATAGGTTACCTCATTAGGCTATCCGAATAATTGCGTTACTTGCATCTGCTGTTGGGAACTGAATGGTAAATGTCCCAGAAGTAGAGGTTTTATTTGAACTAAAATCCAAAACCGCAACAGCTTTATCACTATTTGTATCGTTGTAAATTAACGCGCCCATTGCTGTAATTGTAGCTGTTGTGAAACTAAGATCTGCAAAATCAGTCAAAGCTGTCGTACCAGAAGTGGTCGGAGCAACTTTAGTAAGAGTACCACCACCCGCCGTGTAAGAGCCGCTGTTGGCTACCTCACCCGTGGTTGTGTAAGCTGTCGTTGCTGCACCAAGAGTAGCTGTAGTGCTAGACTTACCGCCACCACCCTCTGCGTAAAGAGCCAGCTTAAAAGCATTACCGTTTGTTGCGAAATTGTGCGTACCCAACATCAATTCTTGTTTGAATGCGGTACACATTGCTTGTGCTATTGCCATTACAGTCTCCCTATAGCGTCAGCTAGTTGATGTTGACCCGCCTCACGGACCTTGGCGCAAATACTAGCACGTTCTTCCTTCCTAGCCAACTCTATATAGTATTGTGCTAAATTTCGGACTCGATCCTTAAAAGCCTCCGCTTGTAAGCGGATGGGTTCTGGAGCATCGTCAGAAATATAAATAAGTTTGTTAGCCAGCATCTCTGCTATTTGATCATTAGATAAACCACCGTTTTCGGAAGTCATTATATTAACGGCTCCCACACTTCCTGAACCTAAATCAAACATTGTCATGTCTCCCAAAAATTATAGGGTCGGACTCTACTGGCTCTGGAGGTTGAATCATGGACTGTTTTGTTATCAACAGACTACCATTCTCAACCGTTTGAACTAAAGGATCCTCTAATCTATGATACCCATATAACTTTTCATTTTCTGGCACATTGGTATCCATTAAGCCCGATCGATGCGCTATCTCTATCTTTATGCCTTTGGAAATAGCTGTAGCGCACCAAAACTCTACACAAGCTCTCCCCGACTCCGCCATATTGACATTTTTGTAAGTAAAATCTATGCCAAACAAACATATTTTTTTTACTTTTTTCCAAACAGCATAAGCCATAGCATAAGCTACCGTGTTATTAAAATAACACAGTCCAGTAGCTTTAGCTATTTTTTCCAATGGATACAACTCTATAGCCGGAAAATCTGGATGTTCTACGCAGGAATATATAGGAGCGGTGTTTTTAGCTAAAAACTCTCTAGCTATTTCCGTCTGGGAACCCGCGTTTTCTGTGTCTATAAACCTAGATACAGGATCCATCATAAACGTCCTATCAACGTGTATGATACCCCCTATACAGTTTATACCCCAAGTTTCATCAAATTTTTGAGAGGCAACTCTGGCAGAAATATAGTCAGCATAGCTGCCCCCTAGTCCAACAATAGCAATTTTCACGAACGGGCCCTTCTTGGTAGCCCCTGCCTGTTTGCATCATCATTTTCACGGGACTCGCCTAAGTCTTTCAACCTAACTAAAGACTCTATAAATCTTTCACTGTACATCTTCATTACATCAGCTTCACCTTTCATAAAAGTGTAAGCCTCTACAAGACTTCCATATAAAAGAGCGTTAGGTGCATTTTCACTTAACCAAGTTAATGTTGTATCGGCAGAGGTCGATACAACTGTCCCGGTAGCCCCACTTGTGCCCCCTGTTACCGTTTCTCCGACGGTAAAGTCCCCCGTAGGAAGAACTATTACAAATACAGTAGCTGACGTAATTGAATTAATCGTAGTGCTCTCTCCGCTAGTTCCACCTGTAATGGTCTCATTAGCAGCAAACGTGCCAGTAACACTGCTTACCGTTAAATTAACCTTACTTTTTGTTAAGCTAACAGGCCTGTAATAATAATGAATTTCTGTTTCAAAAGATGCGTTTGGCGTAGGTGCAAGTATAAAGTTATTTACGTCATACATGGCGTAATATTTTGGAACACCCGTGGTTGATGAATTAGGGTTATACTCCTGCACAAAATTAACATCTTTTTGTAACAAAAATTCTTTAGAACTAGAGTTCACTATGGATAAACTAAAAGAAGCTAAATAATCATCTGGTGTGGCCATAAATTGATTACCAGAAGTCATTGTTCCAGAAGCGTTTTTTCTAAAAAACTCTAAATCTACACTTTTAAATATACGTTCTTCAGCGGATCGAATAAACGTGTCTAAATGAGAAACAAAGATTGTTTCTTGGTTATCCGTGTAATTTTTTACAGCCGTTTTTAGCTCTGTGTATGTATAACTCATGGTGTGTTCGCCTGTCCGCCCATGCCACTGTGGTTAGTGCAGTAGTAATACAGCGTTGGGGCTCCTACAGCAACTGTGATTTGCGTATACGCCCCAGATGAACCCGGTGTTCCGCTTGTGGTCACACCAGTTGTGTATTGAGACCCACCACTATGAGTGCCACCAGAAGTTGTAGAGAACCTTAAAGGATGCCCGGAATTACTACTGTCCGATTGATCAAACCTATAGGTGCTGCCTTCTGACAAACTAACCGTGTCTTGTCTAACTCCATTTATATAATATTTGTTAGCTCCAAGATAGGAAGCAACTGTAACAGTATAAGTAGCCGCTATGGACGTCCCTGTTCCAGAGGCTGTAACAGTGCCAACAGCACCTGTTGCGGTAACGCCTGTAACAGTTGCATCAGTGGGGGTTACAACATCCCCACCAAAAGTTACCGTTCCCACAAACCCGTAAGCTCGTGGAACTAACTCATATTGCAGAGTCACTGTACTGAAAACAGGAAATTTTACCGTAACCGGTATGCTATTATTGTTAGGTCTAGGTTCTTTCAAAGTCTGTGGATCGTGTATTTTACGAAAAGGCCCCAACTGAGGATGTTTTCTCTCAAATTCATCCCTACCAACAATCAAACCATTCCACTCTTTCCGCATGTCTTTATAGCGGTATTCTAAACCGGAACGGTCTGAAATGGCTTTTGCGTACTTTCCTGTGGCATATCTAGCCATTAGTTTGTCCTGAAATAAGCGTACTCTGGTGTAACGGTAAAGCTGGACCGGTCACGATCCTCTCCCATAGCTCTTTCAAACTCTTCCTCATAAATGGCTTTTAACATTTGAGTACGATTAGGCGCTCTTTTTAAAGATATGTAGTAAGCCAACCCCGCGGCTAAACAGGGGTAAAATCTAAAAGGCATATCTAAGGTGTTTATGGGCGTGTCCGCATCATCCATACGTGTGAGGGCGTTATACACAATAACGTCGGTACTATTCTCTGGAGTGGGCCAAATTCGTAAACTAGGCGTTACCTGACGATCTAAGAAAAATTGTGTTGGACGACCCGTTGTTTCTTTATTTGGTATATTTAAATCATCGTCTCGGCTAACACGAGTCAAAGCAAAGTCTGTACCGCTTCGTGTCACCACGGCGCTTAATATATCAATAACATCCGCAGACAAGGCATACGTTCTTGTGCCAGAAGTAAGAGCTTGGGTTCTTTGTGCAATAGTCCATTGGTTTAGCCCCCGGTTAGCCCACTCTGCCAACATGAGGTTCAACGAACGCCTCGCCGTAACTAAATCATACCCAGTTTTTACCTCTAAGCCGCAACGCTCAAACGCTTCTTCAACGTAATCAGCTACGTCTAATTCAAAGTTTACACTTCCTGATACAGCCATTACTTATCTTTCGCATACAAGTTGTCGAAGATCTGATTTACGTCCATTGTATAGTCTAAATCAGATTTTGAATAGTGTATATGCTGTGAGGGTAAGAAATCAGGTGCACCTTGGCCCGTTTCAAACCACGCTGGATGTGTAACACGAACACGATTATTAGGCAACGCAACGATATTACCCGTGTAAGGTCCCGCATCTAAAAGCTCTAAAACGTGACTTTGTTTATGTTGTGCCGGATCGTCCGCTATCTCGCTTTCCGTATAATCTACCGTAAAATAGTATTTAGCTGGAAAAAAATCAGGACCTATCTTAGCGATCCAAGGGCACGGATGAGCGCGGTCTAAACGATAAACTGCGTGTGTATGGGACATACAGTCCCAAGGTTGCGCCAAATGGACAGGCATAGGTTCTGGCCATTCTTCAAGCGGTGTGTCCCCAACTAAAGCGGTAATGGGCATACGAGCCCACATTGCGCCCCCGTGTACGTTTGGTTCATCGGTGCCGTCTGTTTCACAGCCCGTGAATATCATTTGAAAACTTAAACAGCGGCTAGGCATTGTTGTTACAGCAACAGCCATTGCATGAATAAATTCTCCCTGATAATTCAGATGGTTACAGGTGTATTCTCTTCGCACCCAACATTTGAAGTGCGGAATATTACTTTGAAGATAGGGCAAGATCTTATACCTTGCCGCCTTTGGCCATGCCCTTCTTCTTCATCATGCCGCCACCGGCCATCTTTTGAACCTTACCACCTTTAGCATAACCTTTTTTCTTCATCATGCCGCCACCGGCCATTTTCTGGACCTTACCGCCTTTAGCATAACCCTTTTTCTTCATGCCAACTTTACCGCCTCTGGCCATACCTTTAGCTTTTACTTTTCCACCTTTAGCCATGCCCTTTGAGCGCATTCCGCCTCCAACAAGAGAAGCTGAATACTCTTCCATAGTCATAAATTCTTTCGCCATTTTTTGCTCCTATGCTTGACTTACAGAACCTTTGGTTCTCTTTCTACGGTTAGTCATAACTGCACCACAACCTCTTGCTACAGCCGTTCCCGCAATCCTTTTACCTTTAAACGGTCGTTTAGGCTTTGTTACAGCCCCACCATTTTTTAAACCTGTTACCTTCGCAGCTTTCGTGTTAGCGACTGTAGTTTTTCCCTTAGATCCTGCCCGCTTCTTTTTACGAGCCGTTGTAGCTCGTTCACTTTTCGACAAACTATTAGCTTTAGATCTAGGAAGACAACGATCAGGGTTACTCTTATCTTTTGAAGTACCACATTTACCTTTGATAGAGCCATCTGATCCAATCCTAACCCAATCCTGTTTCACCCATTCTTTAAGCTGACCCATTTTAGGCTCTTTTCTTCTTACCTAACACACGTTTTAAAGTTCTTGCCTGACCTGCGTGTAATTTAGAGGCTTTGTTCAAACCTTTGACGACTTTACGAACTTTTTTCCTATTTGATTTTGTTAAGCTCATTTTCCCTTCCTCTTTCCGCCTTTTGACTTTTTGGCGTAGTTAGGGTCTTTACAATACTTTGATGCGGCCAAGTTTGCATACGCTGACGGGTATGTGTCAAATGTGCGTTTAGCCCATGCCTTGCCTTCGGGACAGATCTTACCACCACTTTTTACCTTCCCCCCTTTTTTCATGCGTACAACACTACTTTTACGAGTTGGACAGGAGCCTGCTCCTAAATTAACCGCGCTAGTCATGTTAAACCTCACTTATTTTCTATAAACGGCATTGTTCTCAAAACTGCGCCCTGTAAATTCTTCCCACATAGGCTTCAGCATGACATGTAACTCATCTATTTTTCTACTGTTTTGATCTGTTTGTACAGACATTACAGCTATATTCTTGTCCACGTCTATCAAAGTAGAAGATATCCAAGTAACTCCCGTTACGCATATGCCCACTAAAGCAACAAAAAGAGTGCCTACCACAAACTGTTGGTTTAACATTTCCATCTCCTACGAGCAGCGCAAATACGCTTTTTCGGTGTTTTTGAACAATTTATGTTATGCATCTTCATCTGGCCTTTAGAACGACTACAGTATGATTTACGACGCTTTGCATCTTTACTGCCCGGTTTAACTTTACCGGTCACAGCCGTTTTTAATTTAGAACCGGGATTAGCTTTTCTATAAGCTGCAACACCAGCTTTTGTCATTCCCGCCCCAGATTTTGTGGGGCGGAAATTTTTCTTGTTACGCTTTGGCATCGTAGCTTTACGAGTTGCCATCTAGTTACTCCCTACGCATACTTCTTACGCATGTATAACATGATCGTATAAGTGTCCGCAGAAGAGTGACCCACAGTTGTGAATAGAATATCCCCGGTTTTTCCACTGCCTGCGTTGTTAGTCAAACCGCCAAAAGAGTTGTAATCGTGATGACCACTTTGGTTTTCACCCAACTCAATACAAAAAGCATTAGATGTAGCGTCAAACAGGATTTGAACTTTCATCCCGTTACACTGCCACCAAATACGTTCTACAACGACTTCACTACATGCAACACCGTCTAAACTACTGGCCAAAGCTGATACATCTACCTTCTTTACGGCAGACTCTCCGGTCCCGTCAGAGACGTTGGTAAACTTCATAACAGCATGTTTAGGGCCGTCAATCAAAGTTTGTGAGGTTACTGCATCTGCCATGTAAATCTCCTCTCGTTACTAGGCTTCGTAGCCCA